GAGCCGACTCACCATCATGGGAACATCTTTGGGTATGGCAACATGGCTTGCTGCACAGGCATATGTATAATAAATAACAGTGCCTTGTTAAAATTAAATGGCCACTATAACTCTTCAGACACCTGACGGTGAGACAACTACATTTGAATGTGATGAAGAAACTCCTATACTAGAAGCTGCAGAAGAAGCAGGTGTAGATCATCCATATTCTTGTCGTGCTGGTTCATGTTCTTCATGTTGTATGAAGCTTGTTGATGGTACAGTTAATCAGGAAGATCAATTCTTCTTAGATGATGATCAATTAGAATCTGGATTTGTTCTTACTTGCGTTGCACTACCAAGTAGTGCTACAATAACCCTACTAACAGAGCAAGAAGAAAATCTGTAATGACACAACGAAATTGGGATGATCCTCTTAACTTCAAAGAGGAAGGTATTGTATTAGATTATAAAACTGCTGGTGTCGATATAGATGCTGGTAATAAATTTGTAGAAGATCTCAAAACTAAAGTCCCTGGCCTTGGTGGGTTTGGGGGAATGATAAAGGTTCCTGTAGGATACGAGGAACCTATTTTAGTATCTGGAGCTGATGGTGTTGGAACTAAATTAAACATAGCAACAGTTGCTAATGACTATACAACTATAGGACAAGACTTAGTTGCTATGTGTGTCAACGATGTGATTACATGTGGTGCTAATCCATTATATTTTTTAGATTATATTTCTACTCAGAAATTAGATAATAATATTGCTGACATTATGGTCGGTATTGTAAAGGGATGTGAGATAGCAGGTTGTAATCTTTTAGGTGGAGAAACTGCTGAACATCCAAGACAACTGCATTATGATATGGCAGGTTTCTGTACTGGTATAGTAGATAAGAAAGATATTGTAGATGGGAAAAGTATTAAACCAAGTGATAGAGTTATTGGTTTAGCAAGTAGTGGTCTTCATAGTAATGGGTATAGTCTTGTTAATTATCTTTTGACTAGACATCAAATATTTTATTCTGATTATCCTGAGTTACTTACACCAACTACAATCTATGTACAAGTAGTAAAAAGATTGTTACGAGAGTTTGATGACATATATGGTATGGCACATATCACAGGTGGTGGTATTCCTGAGAACTTACCTAGATGTTTACCAAAAGGATTGAAGGTTGATGTAGATTATAATGCATGGACAGTACCAGAAATTTTTAAACAGATTCAACTTAAAGGTAATGTTGAAGAATCTGAAATGAGAAGAGTATTTAATCTTGGTATTGGATACTGTCTAGTTGTTCCTGATAACATTAAGTATTATGTGATGGACTTCATTAGACAGGAAGGTATTGATTGTTGGGAGATAGGAGAAGTATATGAAGGGATATAGTAAAGAAGATATTAAAAGGATCTTAGGGTCTTCTTGGCCTACTATGCCTGAAGATCATGAGACTGGTAATCAGATGAGAAGAAGAAAGGGGCAAGAGATGAGATCAGGGAAGAGACCCTATCCAAAGTATCCATCAAAGGAGTCGAGGATAGCAGATACTTCAGGTAAGTTTGATGAGAATGGACAATATATCTACCCACCAGGCTCTGGATTTAAGTACAAACAGTGGTTGTTAGATCATCCAGATTCAGCCGAAGCAGCATCCAGCACAAAAGTATCATGAGTGAAGTAGTACATTCAGTTAATATAATGATTGCTATCTTACTTGTTGCAGTAGGTATAGTAATCTACTACATATTTAAGTACGATGAGTTTTGGCCAAATGGGAGCGATGACACCACCAAGCAGGAAGAGCTGCTACAATTTTCGAGTGATAGAGATAGTGAAAGTACTTGATGGTGATACCATTGACGTTACTATTGACCTTGGTTTTGATCTATATAAAAAAGAAAGAGTGCGTATAGCTGGTGTTGATACTCCAGAGAAACGTACTAGAGATCTAGAGGAAAAAGCACTTGGAATCGACGCAACAAACTGGCTTAAAGGTAAGCTCGAATCTGCTATTGAAGGTGATGACGACTTGGTTATTAGGACTGAGCTTCATGGTGGGGTCGGCAAGTATGGTAGGCTTTTGGGTTGGCTATACCTTGGCGACGCAGAGTTGTCACTCAACGAACAAATGATTACGGAGGGTTATGCTTGGGAATATGATGGTGGGACTAAACAGAAAGATTTTGAGTCTCTACGTGAGATTAGGAGAACGTTTGGGACATTGGTCGAGTCTTAATCAAACATACATAGATTCAAAAGGTAGAACAGGCAGACGTTTATATGCTGACTGGTTAATACCGACAGAGGAATATGAGCAAGCAGGCAGAAATTTATCTAGGTAATCCTAATCTTAAGAAGGCTAATGTTGCCTATGACTTTAGTCAAGATGATGTTAAGGAGTTTGTTAAGTGCTCCACTAATCCTGTATACTTTATAAGAGAGTATATTAGAATTGTATCTCTTGATGAAGGTATAATACCTTTTACCATGTACGACTTTCAAGAAGACATGGTAGAAAGGTTTCATGAACATAGATTTAATATTGCTAAACTACCTAGACAGTCTGGTAAATCTACAATTGTAACCGCATATCTACTATGGTATGTACTCTTTAATGATAATGTAAATGTCGCAATCCTCGCAAACAAAGCAGCCACTGCAAGAGAAATGTTGGGTCGCCTACAACTTTCTTATGAGAATCTCCCAAAATGGATGCAACAGGGTATTGTCGGATGGAACAAAGGGAGTCTGGAGTTGGAAAACGGAAGTAAGATCTTGGCTGCTTCTACTTCTGCTAGTGCTGTTCGGGGCATGTCCTTTAACATTATATTTCTGGACGAATTCGCATTCGTTCCGAATCATATTGCAGAGCAGTTTTTTAGTTCTGTGTATCCTACTATATCTTCTGGTAAAAAAACAAAAGTTATTATTATTTCTACCCCTCATGGGATGAATATGTTTTACAAACTCTGGCATGATGCGGAGCGTAAAGCAAACGAATATATTCCTACAGAAGTTCATTGGTCTCAGGTTCCTGGTAGGGATGAAGTATGGAAAGAACAAACTATTAGAAATACTTCTGAACAACAGTTTAGAGTTGAGTTTGATTGTGAGTTCTTAGGATCAGTTGATACTTTAATCTCTCCTAGTAAATTAAGGATCATGCCATACGATGATCCTATTAAACAAAATAGAGGTTTGGCAGTATATGAAGATGTTAAAGAGGAGCATAATTATATTGTTACTGTTGATGTATCACGTGGTATTGGTGGGGATTACTCTGCGTTTTGTGTCATGGATACAACTACATTACCGTATACTTTAGTTGCGAGATATAAAAATAATGAAATTAAACCTATTATATTACCCAACATTATAGTTGATGTAGCTAAGAACTATAATGGTGCTTACATATTATGTGAGGTAAATGATATTGGAGGACAGGTAGCAGATATCATTCAGTACGATTTGGAATATGAGAATCTACTAATGGCTGCTATGAGAGGAAGAGCAGGGCAACAACTAGGACAAGGGTTCTCAGGTAAGAAGACACAACTTGGTGTTAAGATGAGTACTGCTGTTAAACAAGTTGGTTGTTCTAACCTCAAAGCGTTAATAGAAGATGATAAATTAATCATTAAGGATTACGATACTATTGCAGAACTAACTACATTCATTCAAAAAGGACAATCATTCCAAGCAGAAGATGGATGTCATGATGACCTTGCTATGTGTTTGGTAATGTTTGCGTGGATGGCTATGCAAGAGTACTTTAAGGAGATGCATGATAATGATGTTAGAGCTAGAATATATGCGGATCAAAGAGATTCTATAGAACAAGATATGGCTCCATTTGGTTTTATTAATGATGGGCAAGAGGAAGATATTATTGTAGATGCTCAAGGAGAGAGATGGGAGATTGCGGAATATGGAGATGTTCAGCATATGTTAGACTTTAGGTGAAGATTCAAAAATATAAATAATCTTAGTTAACCGCTATCGGGATATTCATCGGAGTTTATAAACATGGCAGCCAATCAATCATCGCCAGGTGTAGTCATACAGGAAAGAGACCTGACGACCATCACCAGCCTTTCGACAGCAAACGTAGGTGTACTAGCAGCTCCTTTTGAATTAGGTCCTGTTGAGGAAGTAGTAGATGTTGCAACAGAAAAAGGATTAGTAGAATTATTCGGAGAACCAAACGAATACAACTATGAGTACTGGTTTACTGCATCACAGTATCTTGCTTATGGTGGTACTCTTAAAGCAATTAGAATTTCTTCAACTGCATTGAAGAACGGAGTTAATGCTGGAACAGCTCCTCTTATTAAAAATCTTGATGAATACGAATCTACATTTGAAGATGCTGCAAACAACTGGGAGTTCGCTGCTAGAACTGCTGGTAGTAAAGGAAACTCGATAGGAATATTTGTAACAGACGCTGGTGCTGATCAGATTGCAGTTTTACCTGCTCCTGGTTCAGGTAACGAGCATGAGTTTGTTGCTGACGAAGCTTTATCTGCTACCTCTGGTGCTGCTGGTAAAGTATTTAAGTACAGCATAGTTTTAACAGTTGATACTCTTGTCGGTTCATTTACTCCTGGTGCTACAACAACTATTAATATTGGTGGTTCAAACGAGACTGTTAATGTTCTTGCTTGGGATTCAACTACTAAGAAATTAGAAATTGGACTTCCTGGTGGTGGTGTTACTGGTATACTTGCTGATACACAAGCAATTACTCAGGGAACTAATAGTGCTGCAATTGCATCAAGTGGTATCGAGCGTCGTTTATATATTGGTTTAGATAAAGATAGCATATCTTTTGCTGCTTCTGATAGTGTTCAGGATACAAACTCTACTGCAGTTGTTGTAACTTCAGTTCGTGGTGAGTATGCAGAGCGTGAATATCTTCCTGGATTTAAGTGGGTTAATGTTGCTCCACGTCCAGGTACTTCTGGATATGCATCTGCTGCTGGTGGATACCGTGACGAATTACATATTCTTGTAGTTGATATTGACGGTAAGATCACAGGAAATGCTGGTTCAGTCCTTGAAAGATTTATTGGTCTATCTAAAGGAAGTGATGCTAAGACTTCAGTTGGTGAAGTTAATTACTATCCAACTGTACTCAAACAGCGTTCTAGTTACATTTATTGGGGATCACACGAAGCAACAGGATTTGCTGCAACTGGTACTGCTTCCGATGGTAACTTCGGACAAACTGTTGCTGGCCGTCAGTTTAACTTACTACGTTCATCTGGTGGTACTACTGACTATCCTGCTGGTTCAACAACACTTGGATCTAAGAACAACTCAACTTGGTACTATCGTTTAGCAGATGGTGCTGATTACACAGTTGCTGGAACAAGTTATTCAGTTGGTAACTCTGATGTCTCTAGTGCATATGATTTAGTTTCTGACCCTGAGTCACAAACAATCGACTTCATCCTTACTGGTCCTTCTGGTGCTGATGATGCTGCTGCTATTGCTAAGGTTACAGCACTTGTTAATATAGTTGAAGAGCGTAGAGATTGCATGCTATTCGTTTCTCCACGTAGAGCAAACGTTGTTGGTGTAGCAAACAAAACAACTGCAACATCAAACATTGTTGATTTCTTTGATCAACTTCCAAGTTCTTCTTATGTCGCATTTGATAGTGGATATAAGTACATGTATGACAAGTACAATGATGTATACCGCTATATCCCATGTAACGGAGACATTGCTGGACTTTGCTTACAGACAACAGAAGTTGCAGAACCTTGGTTCTCACCTGCTGGTTTCCAACGTGGTGGTATAAGAAATGCAATTAAACTTGCATACACACCTAATAAGACTCAGCGTGACACACTATACAGTTCAAGGATTAATCCAATAGTTGCATTCCCTGGACAAGGAATCATCCTTTATGGAGATAAGACTGCACAATCATTTGCTAGTGCATTCGATAGAATTAACGTTCGTCGTTTGTTCTTAACAATTGAGAGAGTAATCTCTGGTGCTGCTAAGTCACAACTCTTCGAGCAAAACGATGAAGCACAAAGAGGTTTATTCCTCAACATCGTTGAGCCATACATGAGAGATGTACAAGGTCGTCGTGGTGTAACTGACTTCTTAGTTAAGTGTGATGCATCTAACAACCCTCCAGATGCAGTTGATCGTGGAGAGTTCTATGCAGAGATCTATGTGAAGCCAACACGCACAATCAATTACATTACTCTAACATTTGTTGCTACACGTACTGGAGTAAGTTTCGGTGAAGTAGCTAACTAAATAATTCTGAGTTCGAGATGGATTCAAAATAGCGGAGAAATCTCCGCTATTTTTTTGTCTAAAAATATTAATAATAATAAATATAAAGGACTACGTAATTCAAGGATTTTCTATCATGGGAGCAATAGGTTCTATTGACCAGTTCAAAGCAAAGGTAGGTGCAGATTTTGCCCGTCCTAATTTGTTCCAGGTTGATTTAAATTTTCCATCATTCGTTACTGGTACTAATAGTACTGACAATAATTCAAGTGCTGCATCACTTAAAGAACAAGGTAATCTGCTAGTTAGAGCAGCAAATTTACCATCATCTCAAATAGGTATTGTTGAAGTTCCTTTCAGAGGTCGTGTTCTTAAGATTGCTGGAGATAGAACATTTGAGCCATGGACAATCACAGTACAGAATGATACTGGATTTGTATTGAGAAATGCCTTTGAAGTTTGGCTTCAAAAAATTCAGGCATACAATGAGAACTATACTACATGGTCTGCTGGAAGTAATGCTGATGCTAGTGCTGATAAATTAAATTATTTTGCTGATATGTATGTAACTCAATTAGCAAGAGATGCTAGGAGTGATGGTGGATCAGGTGATGGTGGTACATCAGGTCATAAAGGAATTAGAAAGTATAAGTTTGTGAATGCTTTCCCAAGTAACCTTGCTGCTATAGATTTAGACTTCGGTAACAACGATGCTATTGAAGAGTTTACAGTAGAACTACAAGTCCAATACTGGGAACCTGTAGCTCTAGATGACTAGGGTTTTGAAACTCGTCTAAATAGTAGAAGGAACAATAAGTTTTAAATAATGTCGCAACTCTTTGGATTTAGTTTAGAGAGGGCAAAGAAGGTTCCCAAGGGGCCTTCTTTTGTTCAAAAGGATAGTCTAGATGGATCACAACCTATCGTAGGCGGTGGTTACTATGGTTATTCTGTTGATTTTGATGGTACGGTTCGGAATGATTATGAACTCATCACTCGTTATAGAGAGATGGTTTTACAACCAGAATGTGATAGTGCAGTTGATGATGTAGTTAACGAGACTATCTGTGGTAATTTTGATGATGTTCCTATAGCAGTAGAGCTATCAAATCTAAAGCAATCAGAAAAAATTAAGAAGTTAATTCGTGAGGAGTTCGATGAAATCCTACGTCTTCTTGATTTTGATAATAGATCTTACGAAATCTTCCGTCGATGGTATGTTGATGGGAGACTTTTTTATCATAAGGTAATCGATCCTAAAAACCCTAGAGGTGGAATGATCGAACTTAGATATATCGACCCACGTAAGATTCGTAAAGTTACTGAGTATGAGGAAAAGAAACCTGGTGAGTTAAGAGGTGTTGATCTTAATACCCAACTTACACAGAAATCAGCATCCTATTTCTTATATAATCCAAAAGGATTGAAGAATAGTACCAACCAAGGTATGAGGATTGCTCCTGATTCCGTGACATATTGTCACTCTGGTATTCAAGACCTTAACAAGAACATGGTCTTGTCTCACTTACATAAAGCAATTAAGGCAGTCAATCAATTAAGAATGATTGAAGACTCTCTTGTTATCTACAGATTATCAAGAGCACCAGAAAGAAGAATTTTCTATATCGATGTAGGTAACCTTCCTAAGAATAAAGCGGAACAATACTTACGTGAAGTAATGGGTCGTTACA